ATATTGTAGCAGATAACATGGCAGATTGGTGCAATGTGCAGTTGTCATATGCTATTGGTGTAAAAGAACCTACAAGTATTTACATTGATAGTAATGGACACAATCGTTCAATTCACAAATTTGTCAGAGACAATATTGACTTAACTCCTAAAGGTATCATTGATAGATTTAAATTATTTGAATTCTACAACTATAGTGAGAACTGTATATTTGGTCACTTTGGTGAAAAGAATGTTCCATGGGAACAAATAGGTTGGGAAAGAAAATTCGCTGATGCTGACGAATGGGAAAAAGAAATTAATGAAGGATGTTAGACAATGACTGAATTTTATAAAACAAATGATGATACACTGTCAATAACAGTAGAAGAATTCGTTAACGAATGGTATGATAAACAAGAGTACATGCTTGTTGACATACGAGAGGCAGAAGAACGAACTGAGAAAGGCATTATTAAAGGTACATTTAATATTTCAATGTACGAAATACCTGACCAGATAGATATGGCTCCTACTTATATTATTTGTTTAATGCTTTGCCAAGACGGTACAAGAGCAGAACAAGTAACAAAGTACATTAAAAATAATGGATATAAAAATATGATTTATATCGAAGGCGGTATTGATGAACTATTAAAATCAGTACCAGAATTAAAAGTGAACTGAAAGGAATAAAATGGATATTTTAAAACCTAGTACATGGTTCAAGACAGACGAAGAAAACGATAGAGCGGAAGCTAGAAAAATAAGTGATGATAAAGCTATGCAAAAACGTATGGCAGAAATAGATTTTAAATATGGACACATATCTAAGATTGAACATGACAAAAGACAGGCGACTGCAAAAGGAGAGCCTTGGGTTAAAGTTCTTAAGATGGAACTTGATAAAGAAAAGCCCGGTTCAGGTTTCTTTGAATTAGATTTCAATGAAGAATTTGTTGAATATCTTGCGAACTCAGGATACGAAGGCACAGAACCAGATAAAATTGTAGACAATTGGTTTAATGACTTATGCAAAAACATTGTAATGGAAGGTCTTGAAGACGAAGAAGGCATTACTAAAAGTGTTGATGCTAAAAGTAAAGAAGGACTTATTGTTCAACGATTAAAAACTGGCGAAGATACCGCTGAATACTCTTGACATTTCCAGTAAACTGTGTTATATTAAGTACGTATATAACTTAAAGAGGTAATAATGGCTACTTTCATCCTTGTTGACAGTTTCAACATGTATCACAGAGCAAAACACGTAGCAATGCGTGGTTCAAATGTCGATATGCGTATTGGCATGGCGTTTCATATTATGATGAATAGTGTGAAAATGTGTTACAATAAATTCAATGCCGACCATGCAGTATTTTGTTTAGAAGGTCGTTCATGGCGTAAAGATTTCTATGAGCCGTATAAACGTAATCGTAAAGATGCACGTGAGGCTTTATCTGTGCGAGAACAAGAAGAAAATCAAATCATGTTTGATGCATACGATAACATGGTTCAATTCTTAGATAAGAAAACTAATGTAACATTACTACAAAATAAACAAGCAGAAGCAGATGATATGATTGCTATGTTTATTGAGTCTCATCCTAACGATGACCACATTGTTATTTCAAGTGATAGTGATTATCTACAACTAATTCAAGACAACGTAAGGATTTATGACGGTGTACAAAATCGTATCATTACTAAAGATGGCTTCTTTAAAGATGATAAGAACATGACACCTATGAAAGATAAAAAGACAAAAGAAGTTATGCCTGCTCCAGACCCTGAGTGGTTGTTGTTTGAGAAATGCATTCGTGGTGACACAAGCGATAATATCTTTTCAGCATATCCAGGTGTACGTAAGAAAGGCTCACGTAATAAAACAGGTATGCTAGAAGCATATGAAGATAAAGCAACAGGCGGTTTTAATTGGAATAACTTTATGTTACAAAAGTGGACTGACCATAATGGTGATGAACATACAGTACGTGAAGATTATGAACGCAATAAGATTTTAATTGACTTACATGCTCAACCAACAGAATTAAAAGTAGAGTTTGTTCAAACTATTGCAGATGCAAGTAAACCTAAATCTATTCCAGGTGTTGGTATAAACTTTCTGAAATGGTGCGGTGAGTGGGACTTACAGAACTTATCTAAAGCACCAGATGAAATGGCGGCTATTCTAAACAGAGCATATCCTCATGAATAAATGGAAAGACTTTGATGCATTTTACAGTGACTTATTAGGTGAAGTATATCATGAACCTGATAGTGTTTTGACAACACAAGTTACTGATGCTATGCTACCAGGTTTTTTGCAACTTCTTAAAACTAATATGAGAGTATTAGACTTAGGGTGTGGTGCCGGTTATGCCATGAGAAAAATGAGAGAACTAGGGTTTACAAATGTTGAAGGTCTTACATTAAATGATGAAGATGTAGAATCATGTGAAGCCGATGGGTTCAAAGTACATAACGTAGATTTCAACTTTACAGGATTTAATGAAGAATTTGATGCAGTTTGGATGCGACATGTACTAGAACATTCTCCGTTTCCTTTCTATACAATCTATCAATTAAATAAGATGCTTAAAGTAGGTGGCTGGTTATATGTAGAAATGCCTCAGCCTAGTATAGAAAGACTTAAAAATAGTGAACGTGGACTAGAGCATTGGAAAAATCATTACAGTATCATGGGTGCTCCAATGTACAAAAGTCTATTTCAAAGAGCAGGTTTTGAACTAAAAGGCTATGATGAAATAGTTTTAAAAGATTTAAAACAAGGTAATAAAACTTTTACGGAAACATACGATTGGTATGTATTACAGAAACAAAAAAATATAACACTAAAATCATGAAATATTATATATTCGATGTAGATGGAACACTAACACCTAGTAGAGGTCTAATGGACTCAGAGTTTAAGAAATGGTTTCTTA